GGATAGGAAGGTTGCTTTGGGCTGATTGGCTCTGCGATGTCGATCAAGACATCTTTAATGGAGCTGTCTTTCCAAAGCACGGGCCTGGAGCCACAGCTGACAAGCTTAGAGGTAACTCTAAGTGGCGTCAGCTTAAGTGGACCAGGAGATTGGATGAGGTCTTCCCTCATTGGGAATATCTCACTTCATCTGATAGGATCTCTTACGAGCTCCTACCTCCGGTTGAGATCTGCGAACCTGGTGCGGAAACGCCCGTTAGGGTCATTACCGTGCCTAAAACGTTAAAGACACCGCGCATTATCGCTGTTGAGCCTACCTGTATGCAATATATGCAGCAAGGCATTCTCGGCGTTCTTGAGCGCAATCTTGAGGGACATTACCTCCCCTCAAGTTTGATCAGCTGGCAGTCCCAGGTTTTTAACCAGGAACTTGCCAGGAAGGGTTCCATTGATGGTTCCCTGGCTACACTCGATTTGAGTGAAGCTTCTGACCGTGTCTCTAATCAGCATGTACGTGATCTACTCCGTCACCATCCGCATTTATTTGCGGCTGTTGATGCTTGTAGGTCACGGAAGGCTGACGTACCTGGCCATGGTGTTCTTCGCCTGGCCAAGTTCGCGTCTATGGGTTCAGCTCTCTGCTTCCCCTTTGAGTCGATGGTCTTTATGACCATCGTCTTTCTTGGGATTGAGCAGGAGCTCAGCCACCAAATTACCAAGAAGGAGATTTATTCCCTTCTTGGTACGGTGCGCACGTATGGGGACGATATTGTTGTCCCCGTGCGTTTCATGCGTTCCGTGATCGGGTTGCTCGAAGCTTTCGGGCTTCGGGTGAACCGTGACAAGAGTTTCGGATCTGGCAAGTTCCGAGAATCTTGTGGTAGGGACTACTATGACGGCGACGATGTTAGTGTCGTTCGTCTTCGTAGTGCAATTCCTACATCACGGAGGGACGTTTCGGAGATTGTGTCCACTGTTTCCACGCGTAATCAGTTATATCACGCTGGTTTGTGGAAGGCAGCACACTATCTGGATGGATGTTTGGAGAGGTTAATACCCCTACCTTATGTCCTTCCAGAATCTTCGGTTCTTGGCAGGCACTCTTATTTGGGTCTTGAAAAACCCATACGGAGTGATCCTCATTTGCATCGTCCTTTGGTAAAGGGCGTTGTTGTGAGAGCAGAGCTGCCAGTCGATAGACTGGATGGCTATGCTGCCTTGATGAAGTGCTTGACTTTATCCCACCTTAGAGGTGGGGCCAGTGATTTGCCAGTCACTGGAGTCGACCACTTAGAACGTTCTGGACGTCCATTCGCCGTCGACATCAAGCGAGTGTGGGGCTCGCCGGCCTGAGGGCCGGCGAGCGTTAAAGG